ATCAAAGCCATTGTGATCTTCATTATAGGTGCTTCCAATTTGTGTTCCACCTGCGTTAACTTCAGGATAAAACTTTAAAGCTAAATCAACATCAAAAACTGGCAAAGGACTATAGTCAGTTCCATTCCAAGTTATATCTAAATAATCTCTTGCAAGTTCCGACCACTCAAACAATACTGGTACATTTTGAGCTGCATCTTTTATTAGAGTATATCTTAATGTGTTACCTATACTAATTTCTAATTTAGCAGATTTAACTGTTGAACTCGAAGAAGTTTGTGTTATATATTGTGGGGATCTAATTAATCTATTTGCCATGTTTATTTTTTTGTGCCTAATATTATTCCTTTCTCAATGTCTAATAAAAAGCTTTCTGTTATCTCTGGTGTTAATCTTTTAAATGCTTGTTCAAATGGTTTAGTAAAAAACATGGATGCTTTTATTCCACTTAAATAAATACTCCTGGTAATTAGATATTGCATTGTTTTGGTTGTTATGAATCGACCAGTTTTACTATCCCTTCCTTTTATCCCTTTGCTTTTTGTCCATTTATTTATTGCCTTTCTTAAACCTTTTGATTTCATTGATCCAAATTTATATGGTGATGTTGGTGCTTTTTGAATGCCGCTCCATTTAGATCCTTCTGGAAGTGCATTTGGATTTTTACCTTTAACACCACGATCTACAAATTCACCATAAGATTCCATTAAAAAATCTATAAGAAATAAATCATTTTCAGTATTTACTTTATAATCTAAAGAATTATACAAAGCACCACCATTTTGTGGATAGGGTTTTGTTTTAGTCAGGTTGCTTCTTGCTTGTTGAACAACGTATTTTCCAAACTTGTTTAATACTTCATTTGTTTTTATAAAGTCCATTAGCAAATACTTATATCGTTATAGATTAGAATATCCATTGTAGCTGTAACACCAGCCAGTTCATTGTCAAACCGATCATAAAATATTTCTATTCCAGGATTACCATCAAGCTGGTATTTATCAAAATGTAAAGTGCCACCACGCAAGACTTGAATCAATTTATTTACAACTGCTAATTGTGTGTTTAGAATATCTTGCAAATCATTGTTGCCTTCAAATTGATCTACTGTAATTGTCTTAGATTGATGAACAATGTCCATTGCTAAAACAGACATGTTAAATCTTAACACACCATCTTCTTGTGATATGCTATTTATTAAAATATGTGACAATGGGAATATTGTTTGCTTTTGTAAATCAACATCTGATATGTCACCAGTTGTTACTGTGTTAACATTTACATCATTAAGCAAAGCATTCTTGATGGTTTCTGTTGCTTGGTAAAAAGCTCTTGATCCTTGTTGACTCATTTAAATTTGTTTTTCATTTCCGATGATTCTAATTGACTTTTTTCCTTCATAAATGTGAGCATCAATAAACATTCATGTAATTTTAATTTTGTGATATTTTCAAATCTTGTAATATCTGATCCAGAGAGAGCATAAAGTGATTGATACCATCCCCATTTTTTTGCAAATCCAGATTTGGCACTTGTTGACTCAGATCCTCCTGATTCAAATAATTGAGTATACTCGATGCACAATCCTTCCCTAAATTGAAGAAAAAAAAAACAGCACTTAAAACAGCATCTAATGGCATGTCTAATAAAGCATCTTTAGTTTCAAGGTTATAATCTTCTATTATGTATTTATCTTTTTGTTTTTGTTTAATTGGTCTGTAAAGTACATTCATTGCAATGTGTATGTTTTGCCAATCCCCCATGTATGTGTCCAGATCTATATATTCACCAAATGATAAAGAATTTAAGTCTGGTATAAATCCATATTCAATGCCATTTAAAGAAAATGTTTTTACCAGCTCAGGTTTTGAATCAAACATTTCATTCAATATACTTGTAACCTTTTCAACATCAGTATATTTAATCAATAGAACATCTTGTGATTTAATGCCACAAAATATTTCAACCATTTTTTGTTGCAAGAAAAAGCTGTTTTCATTGCTTTCTTGGATCTTGATAAACTTTTGATAATCTTCTAAGACTATTTCATTTAAGTTGTCTGGAACTGTAATGTTAACTTTCATTATTTATATAACGTATTTAATTGATGATTTTATAGCACAAAAAAAGGTGCCTATTTCTAAGCACCTAATTTAAACAAACAAACTATCTTTTACAACTGACTGGCTTCCCAACAATTGTTTGAACAATGTTCTTTATTTTCCATCATGGGTTTGTCACACTCATGACACATATATTGTGGTTGATCCCAAGGTGGTGTTTCATTTAACCAATGGTTGTTTAGCTTCATATTCTGTAGGTTTAAAATGTTTATCTAATTTATTAAGTTCGCTTTGTAGATCCTCACATTTGACAGCTAACTTGTTTCTTGATTCTCTATACATACTTGCAGCCAATTTTGCGTTTGCTAATTTGTTTTGCATTTGTGATTGATGAAAACACATTTGGATAAATGAATCTTGAAATGCTAATAGATTTTTAGATCCTGGTTTAGCCAATACCCAATTGTTTAACATCTCAGAACACAAAATAGCATGGTTTGTGTATTTCATATCTTCAAGATTTTCAGCTTTAGTAATCATCTATAATAATATTTTGATTTAATGCTTCAACACAATCTGCAATATACAATTCTTTTTCTTTTTTGGTTTTAAAGATATATCTGTATCTAAGTATTTTGTGTTTTGATTTTTCTGGATTAAAGACATCCCTTAATAAGTTTCCGAATGCTCTCATATTTTTATAGTTAAAATTATGGTTAATATTAAAGCTATTACATAAAAGCTTATAAGCCATTTCCAATTGTTAGGATTTTGTTTTAAGAATTTCTTAATCATAATATATGAGGTTTTATAAAGTGAATATAAGCTTCGTTTAATAAGTCAACAGTTGCAAATAAAAATACTATTGCAAAGGTGATACAAAATAGTATTACACAAAAGCCAATTAAACCCCCTATGCAAAATCTTATAAAATCTATTATTTCTTTTCGTTCCATATTTATATTTAAAAAGGGAGCTGTTACACTCCCATTGTTATTATTATTTTGTACCATAAGCAGTCATTCCATTTGGATATTCTGCTTCCTCTATTAATTCTTTTTGAAATAAAGAACTTAAAACCCCTTTTAATTGATTTTTACTTCCTTTAAATTCATCCATTATATTTTCAAAACATTCTGAAGGAGTATCATTAAAATAATCTCCAGAAGCAATAATTTGTAAAACTTGGTATTCTAAATTAGTTAAGCATTTGTATGACATTTTGTTTGTTTTGTTATAACTGCTTCATTGCAATCATACAGCCAATATATAATAAATAATTGGATTATCAACAAAAAGTTTAATAATTCTTTTTAGGATCTTCTTTTTCAGATGCCCATGTTAGATATAAACACTTGCGACAAAACCAGCCGAACCCATTTTGCATGGAGCCAATAAACGACATTGAATGTTTACATCTTTTACATTTCATAAACCACAATAACCAGAATCACATTCGTTAAAATCAGTATCAAATAAATTTGTTTGTTTTAAACTGTTTTTAATTTTGCTATAATTAGTTCCATTTTTAAAAGTTCTTACATTATAACCTGTGTCTTGTTCAGCATCAATAAACCATTGAAATTTATTTGGATGTCGTTCACTCATGTGTTTAAGTAATATAGTGTTTCTGTGAAAACATCCGACACAATTATTCATGTAAGCAAATCTAATTGGTTTATCTAACCAATATTTTTCAATTGTATCTTTATATATATTATCTTTTATTAATGGGAACACAGGTTTTTGCCACTCAATATCTGACCATTTGTTTTGTGTTTTTCTTTTACCTACTATTGTTTTAAATGTAGAATTGCCATTTACATTAGTTTTAGACAACATTGTTTTTGCTCTGTTTTGTTCGTTAGCTCTAAAGCCAATTCTAACTTCAACTACTTGATTTATATTTTTATGCCACCAATTAAATATTGGTTTCAATTTCATTTCTGTTGTACAAAATCTTTGTGTTACATTAGGTAAATATTTTTTATCCTTTCTTACAATAATTTCATCAAATGTTTTACCAGTAACCCAATCAATTTTTTGACCTATGTATTGTTCTAAATCTAACATAGTATAAATAATCATATCATCTTCTAATGTGCCTATAAACTCAGTTCCTAATCTATCAGATACTTCTTTTCTTATTTTAGCATCAGGAAACAAACATTTTTTATCATTAGTCCTAACTAAAGAAAAAACATTATAATCAGCTTTATAGTTTGCTGCAATATAACTTGAGGTTTTGCCACCACTTAAAGAATTAACTGTTTTCATTTATCTAATATAGTATTTTCCACGATTAGGATTCTGGAGCTGGTAACTTATTGCATACCTTATAGCATCAATTATGTGATTCCATTTGTCTTGTGGTGTTTTGGATTTCTTTTCCAACCATGAATAATTGTTTAACTCTTTAATTAGATTTAAGCTTGTTTCATCCACGATTAGATCATAATCTTGTAAGAGGGAAATTCCGTATGTTATGGAACCCTGTCCTTTAATTGCTGGTTTAATTTTACAACCTCTTGATAATTCAGAAATAAGTCTTGGTTCTGCTGAATCGCCAATGATTAATGAATCACCAGCATATTTTTTATTTAGATCTAAAATTTGTGTTGTAGTTAAAGCTTGAAGATAAAAGCATTCTTTTAAATAGATTATCTTATTTGTTGAATCAATGTTTGTTTCTACTAATGTTGATGGATCAGCACTAAACCCATAATCTTGACCAAACACACTTACACCAATTTTCTTAAATTCTCCAACCTTCCAATTGTTAAATATAACACCTTCAGCTTTAGACAACCAACCACCCAGCATTTGATGTTTATATTTATCAGGTCTCCTTAATTTAATGTTTTCTATTTGTTTTAAATAGCTTTCAGATAAGTTGTCTAAGTTGTCTAAGTATGTTGTGTGTATATATGTAACATTATCTTTTGTTAGATTAGATCCTTCTTGAACTCCTTTATCCTGGAAAAACCGATTGTATATCCAATTGTCTTTAGTTACTGGATTCAATATAAGTATTACTCTGTTTTGCTGGTGTTGTTGTCTAACTGATAAATCTATCTTGTCAAATGTATCTTCACTTGTTAGTTCTTCAGCTTCATCTAAAACAAAGGTTGTGACACCTTGTAGTGACTTTAGGTTTGCAGTTTGATCCCCAGATGATGTCTTGATCCCTTTAAATATTATCTTTGATCCTGAGAGCTTATTTCTTATTTCATCTTTTGTAATATGAAAATCATGGAATATTTCTAACAACTCAAGCTTTTCAATAAACTCAGGAATGATTGAAACATAAGCTGAAGCAAGTGTGTATCTTGTAAATAAGATAGTGTGTCCAGCTTCGTATGTAAGCAGAACCAAAAGTAGATTAATGCTGTAAGATTTACCAGAACCACGACCACCAGTTACAATAAAGTATCTTGCATCCGAATTACCGATTGCTGAATATTTTTTATTGATGTTTATCTTCTTATCGAAGTCAATCACTTAAAGTTGATTAGATCCTTAAAGTTTATGTTAAAGCCATCCACAGATGTTACATCAACTGATTCTTTAGGTTTGCCATATCTATAACCAAAGTATAAGTTCATTGCCCTACTGTCACCTTTTAAAACCATTTCACCAAGCTTAGATATTACCTTTTCATTGTCAATTAAAGAATCTAATTTTTCAATTAATTTTTCTTCTTCAATCTTCTTAGGTCGACCAGCTCCAGATCTGGCACCACCATTGTTTTGTCTTTTATCCATAATTGAAATTTTATTGTTTATTCAATCTTTATATATAACGAAATTATTAATCAAAATTATATTTATAGTTATGCCTTTCAACTTCAATCTTTTGATTTGCGAAACAGTTCATGCCATTTATATGGCTGTCTGTAGGAACAAAGTAATTCCATTTTTTTAATGAAGCTATATAGTAGAAGAAGAAAGCAGCTCTTTTGTGTGTGTTTTTTTCATAGATTACAGTTGCAGTATGATCACTTGTAGGAATTATTTCTTGAACTATAAATGTTTCATTATTAAAATTGTTTGCTCTGTCTTTATTAGAATATCTTTTGCAGACAATCTCTGTAAATGTTTTTAATTCTTTAGCTACAAGCTTATTCATTATTTTTT